TTTTTGGCGAAACTGAATTATGATTCAAGGGGTTTAGAAGACGTAGAGTTTGCAGCTTTAGATATGCGATTTAAAAAAGATTTTGGCAATCTTGCATTATCTATGGGTGTAGCAGGTAGAAGCCACCCTGCATACTTAGACTTTAGACCTATTGATTTATGGTGGGATGAGCAAGGTATAGACATAACAGAATCTATACCATTCTGGGAGTTTGCATACTTCTATGGATACACAGATGAGTGGGTAGAGCAGTTTACACAATACGGTTATAGTTACTTTGATTATAAGTGGTATAATGCAGAAGGTGAACTTGTTGCTAATACAGATGACCAATTTTATAAACAGATTTATGGTAGAATAGTAAGAGAGTACAACGAAGAATATGCTAAAGACCTAGGTTATCAAAATGAATTATCTTTAAGTGTGGGTGCAGATTATTATAAATACACACCGAAGAATTGGTTTCACTTCTGGGCTACTGCATATCCAGTAACTAAAGGTATGTCTGATTATTCATTTAATTATGATGTAGCAGAAAATGGAATGGATTATGATTTAGGCTTAGTGTATGGTTGGAAGCTTAGTAAAAAGTTTGGTATTTTCTTAGAAGGAAGATACTTAAGTATGTATGATGTTCAATCTTATGAATCTAAGATTGGATTTAACTGGTTAATATATTAATGATAGGAGAAAATATGGTAGGATTTATAGTAGGATTAGCTTTAGGCTTTGGCCTTCATTATGCACTATTTTGTGCTGATGATTTGAAACAAAGATGTAAACAATGTTTTGAATTTGCAAAACTTAAAGCAAAAGTTGTAAAAGCAAACAAAAAAAGAAAAGGTAAAAAATAATGCCTAAACTAAATGTAGTTGCTGGTATTATTGATAAGGTTGCAGGTCATGTAGACAAGTTTACTTTAGACAAACAGGAGAAAGCTGAGTTAATTGCAGAAATTAACAAAGCACAAATGGAAGTCAATAAAGTAGAAGCTGGTCATACAAGCATCTTTGTTGCGGGCTGGAGGCCCTTCACGGGATGGATATGCGCTACGGCGTTAGGGTATCATTTTATTTTGCAACCTTTACTTACATTTATTATGTATAGTTTAGGAAATGAAGTTGCATTACCAACCTTTGATATGGGTACTCTTACAACAGTACTTCTCGGAATGCTCGGTCTTGGGGGAATGCGCAGTTTTGAGAAGGTGAAAAGAAGTGCCTAAACAAGAATATAATATATTAGGATTTCATGGTGGAATTAATGACCATTCAGATGCAAAAGATATAAGAGATATAGAACTTCGTGCAGCTGACGGAGTTTCTGTTCATAGAATTGGTAAATTAGTTTCATTAGGAAACAAAGATAGTGCTTTAACAAATTTATCAGGAGCAAGTGCAGATATAGAACCAGGATATGGATTATATTTTTTTTCTACTGATTATAACAATAGTGAATCAAATGTAAGCGAAGATTGGTTATCAATTTATAATAAAACTACAGACAAAGTTCGTTTTTATTATAGAAATAAAAATGGAGGAACGTCTGATTTTACTTCTTCTGGAAATGAAGTTGATATGAGTCCTAGTCAATCAAATACTAGTAAATTAAATTTTTATTTTGCTGATGGATTTTTAAGAATATCAGATGCTTCTTTTACTAATACAAGTAAATATTTTGGTTATATTGATAACGCTTTATTTTGGAAAAATAAATCTGGTAATTCTGAAAATTATCACGACATACATAAATGGCAAAAAGGCGACCAAGAAATTAAACCTTTAGTTCCAGATTTATTAGGAGAAGAAAATAGAATGGTTTTATTTAATGCCCAATCTGCTTCTCCCGAAGATGGAACAGGTAGAACCAACATACATCAAACTCAAAAAAAATTAATATTATCTTATTGGACAAACGAAGGTGGAGATTGGAATGGAACATATGAATTTGCTGCTACTCCTATTATAATTGGAAATCAAGAAGGTCCTATATCTACATTTCAAGAAGATTTAGATACAATAAGTACTGCAAATTTTTATAATGATGAAGTAATTTTTCAAGTTTTTATACCTACTGGAGAAGATAGTAATAGTGGAATTACAGCAGATGCTGACCATAGACTAGGAGATGATAGAATTATAGGTGTCAATTTTTATTTTAGAAAACAAGGCGATGAAGATTGGACTTTTTTAATGAATACTGATTTAACTGAAGGAGGTAAACATTATTGGAAATTATATAATTCAGATACTCAAACTGGCTATGGATATTGGACTGGATTTGAATTTACTCCAAGCGCTGGAGGTTCTTCTCAAACAGTATTTGAAGGAATTGATATAATGAATAATAGTTCTACTTCTAATGATTATATAGCTTTTTCAGATAATGCTAATGGTAGTGGAACTGATTGGATGAATGGAAGCGATGGAGGTAGTGGTCAAGATGGTGATTCGTTTGCTAATGTTTATTTAAGAGTTAAACTAAGAAATACAAATGTTAATGGTTTTGATAATAGATATGGATTTTTAAGAATTTGGGGTGGTGCTTTTAGTCCTTTTTATGTTGGGACAGTAAGTGGAGCTCAAATTCCTTTAAAAACAAATGACGGAACTGCTTATGACACATATTATATTCCAATGACATTGCCTGGAATAGGAACTCAAAGAGAATTTAGAGTAGAATTATTAGATGAAAATTTTACAGTTATAGCTGATAGCGGAATTAAAACTATGGATATTAAAGATAGTGGTAGAACTCAGCCAGAAGATTATAACCAAGAAGATTATGAGGATAGATTGTAATGGCTAAATATGCATTAATGAACCCAGGTAAATATCACTTAGGTGTACCTTTTAGTTTTCCTCCTATACAAAATAGAACGTATCAAGAAGAAGATGCAATAAGAAAAATAAGTTGGAAAACTTCTGTTTTAATAAATAGAAAAATATATGTAGGAAATGTTAAAATAGAATATAAAGACGGAAAAGAAAAAACATTAAGCGATAGTATATTTAAATCTAAACCAAATCAATTTGACACTTTTAATTTAGATAGTCGTATAGATGTAGCAGTAGGCGATGGAGAAGATATTGTACGTTTAGCTGGATACGCTGATAGATTGTTGCAATACAAACAAAACACTTTACATATTATAAACGTGCAAAAACAAGGAGAATTTTTAGAAGCTACTCATAAATTTAAAGGAGTTTCTCATCATAACGCAGTATGTGAATTTGATTATGGAATTGTTTGGTGTAATGCTCACGGAGTATATATGTATGACGGTGAAATGGTTAATGAATTATTTTTAAAAGAAGGAGTAAGAACTGTATCTGAAGAAACTTGGAGCGCTTTTTACAAAGAAGGAGAAACTATGGTTGGTTATGTTCCTAATGCAAAACAATTATTATTTATTAAAGGAGTTACAGGAGCAGATAGTGGAGATGTAATGTTGTATGATATTATTTCTCAATCTTTTGTTAAAGGAACAGCACGACTAGGAATTACCGATAAAACAAATTTAGTAAATATGTGGGATAATCAATTAATACATGGATTTGAAACTAGTAATAATTCTGGAACAATAACTGTAGTTCCTTGGAAAACAAGTCCTTCTGAAGATGTAGATAATTATTTAGTTCAAACAAAAGATATAAATTTTGGAACAGAATCTAAGAAAAAAATATCTAAAGTTAGAATTACATACAAAGGCGGAAACGGACCTAATGATAATGGAACAGATGTTACTACAAAAGTATTACCTAAATATTCTATTAACGGAGGAGATTTTGAGCATTCTTTTCAAGATGATGCAGGTGCTACTATAACTGATATACCAGGTAGCGTAAATTGGACTGAAATAGAGCTATATACAAACTCTAATGCAAATAATGTAAGAACATTCTCAATTCAGCTTACAGACGCTTCTGGGCAAAATGTTGTATCTGGTTTTGAAATTAATGATATTACAATAATTTTTAGAGGAAAGAGTATTAAATAATGAAAGCTAGTGAACAAAAATTTGCAAGAAAAAATAAAAGTGTAGGGGGACATGTTCGTAATGCAACTAATAGAATTTCTAGAAGGTTAGAAACTATTAATCAATTTACGCAAGAAATACCATCAAACTCAGAAGGAAATGATGGAGATGTTTTATTGTATGAAAATAAAAGTAATTACAATATTATAGAACAATTTTTAAAAGTGCAGGGTAGATGGATTAATATAACTACAGGTAGACCATTAACTGATTCTGCTGTAGTAAAAAAATGGATTAAAGGCAAGACAGGATAAAATGATAAAACAGTTGTTTAATAAGAATAAAATTTATAAATTATTGATAAAATCATAGGAAAAATTATGGCTGAACCTAAAATACAATCTCCAAACATGTCAACAGCAATTGGTATGGGAACATTAAGTTCTAATACCGATTTGGCTTTAGCTGAAGTAGACATAGCGGAAATCAATGCTAAAGCTATAGAAGATAAAGAAAATCGAAGACAAAGAACGTATGAAACAACTCAAGATAGTTTAAAAACAATTAAAAATATTAACAAAGCACAAAAATTAGAAGATAAAATAAAAAAAGGTTATAAATTATATCAAGAAAAAACTGGTCATCAGTTAAAATATGATAAAATTACACCAATGGATGTTTTAGATGACCCTAGTTTGTGGAATCAAGTAGGAGATGTAATTATTACAGATACTGTTACTGGCGCTACATTTGAGCCTGGAAATTTTGCTGGTTTTGCAGATATACAAACTACTGAAGATTTTAAAGCTTTTGCTAATTCTATAGATAAAGGCGATAAAAGTTATGTTAAACCAACTGAATACGGCGTAGAATATAAAGATGAAGGTTTTGATAGTGAATTTTCTATAAAAAGAGCTCAAAACCCTGTTGTAAATGAACAGTTAGCAAGAGTTAAATATAGAGATATAGGTTTAAAAAATTGGGCTGGAGGTTCAGAAGTTTATGTAATGCAAATGCATGCAAATAGAGTTGGTGGCGTATATGATGAAAAAAATAAAATTATTAAATTTAAAGATAGTGATGAAACATTATCTATAGAAGATTTTAAAACTGGTGGAAAAGTATCATTTGATGATATAAAAAAAGATTTAGCTACATGGGAATCTAAAGGCGACCCTAATTTTATTGGATATAATACTGAAGAAAAAGGTGTAGAAAAAGATAGTTTATATTACGGAACAAGAGATGTTGGTTTGTATGGTATAAATGAAAAAGATTTACGAGTAGACACTTGGACATATACTGACCCTGATTCAGGTTTTACAAAAGAAATAAAAACTCATGAAATTAGTAGTATACAAAATCCAGATGGAACATATTCTAAAGATAGACAATATGCTGAAATTCAAGGAATTATAGGTTCTTCTAGAGTTTTAACGCAAAAAGATGACGTATACCAAGGAGGAGGTATGGCAAGATTTTTAGGAAAACAATTAAAGAATTTTTTCACAAGAAAAAAAGATGATAAAGATAAAAATTATGCTAGTAGCGCACAACATTCAATAGATTTATATAAAAATCAAGGAACAGAGTAATGAGTGCGGATGTAGGATTAGGATGGGCTAGTTTAGGTTTACAAACTATATCTACTATAGGTGCAGCTTCTGGTCAAGCGAGAGCAAATAGAGCAACTATAAAAGGTAATAATAAAGCAATTAAATTATTAAATGAAAATTTAAGCTTATTACCAGAAATAGCGCAATCAAGAAAAGAAGGAGCTATGTCTGATTTAAATTTAGCTATGGGTCAAGCTGGATACGAAGGAAGAGAATCTTCTATTACAGCGTTTCAAGATTATGAAAACGCTTTAGGTAGTACTGGTTTTGCAGCAGATTATAGTATGCAAGATGCTTATGGAGATTTTCAAAGAAAATTAAATGATAATTTTATGCAACAAAGAAAATCATTATTTTCTAGTTTAGATAAAAATCTAGCAGACATTGCAGAATGGCAAATGTCAACAGAAGGACAATTAAAGTCCGAAAAAATGAAATTAGAAGCACAAAACGCTCAATTAAGAACTCAAGATTCTTTTTGGGAAAACATATTTTAGGATAAAAAATGGCAATTAGAAGAGCAAATATATTAGGAATACTTAATGAAATGTATGAAGCTGAACATAAAGAACATCAGCAAGAAAGAGATTTTGCTATTAAAGGAGTAGGACTTGCTATAGACGCAAAAAATAAAAAAGAATTAAGAAGATTGGAAGAAAAAAGACTTGCTATTACAGAAGCAGATGCTAAAGTACGTGCAAAACGTACAGAACAAATAATTAAATTAGAGGATGCTAAAGCTAAAAATGAAGAAAATAAAGAAATATTTAACAAATTAAGTACTTTAGCAAGTAACAATCGAAAAGAATTGGCAATAATGACTCAAGAAATGGCAACTAGATTGTACGATAGAATTATTGTACCTTCATTTACAATGTCTAATGGAGAAGTTGGATTTACCAATACAACCATGATAAAAAAATTTACAGAATTAATTGGCAATGAACCTTTAGCTAAAGATTTAATTCAATTTGGTATGACAAGAAATGCAGAAAGCGGACTATTTCCAGAAATAGAAACAGAAGCTTTGTTATACGAATTATTTGGTAATGAAGATACAGCAAATTTATTGCAACAAGGTTTTGGTTTTTATGGAGATAACCAATTTGCTATAGATAGAATGACTAAAATACAAGATGATTTTTTCTTATTTAAATCTCAAAACGATGAAATTGCTCAAGAATTACGAGAATATCAGGGTTTAGGAGATACTTCAATTGGCGAACCTTTAAAAAATTTATTATTATATGGAAGTACTGAAGCTCCTTTAAGAACAGATGAAGATACAATTGTTGATTTAGGTAATGATATGATAGGAACTATTCCTGAAGGTGGATTAGAAACTTCTGAATATGAAGTTGTAAGTGAAGAAGAAATTGTAAAAAGTTTAGCATTAAATAAAGACATACCAAATGAAATATTAGATATACAAAATCTTTTAGGTCCTTTGCCTAGTTCAGAATTTGATAAAATAGCATATTTTGATAAAGTAGAAGATGTATTAAATCAAAATAGTACTGCATGGACTGCTTATAAAGATGAATATGGAGATGTAGATACATCATTACCTCCTAGAAAAAATTATAAACAAGCTAAAAACTTTCGTCTTGATATTGTTCAAGAAATAAATAAAAGCGAAAATGCTTTGAGACAACATGAAAGAAAAATCTATGAAAAAGAAACATTGCACGGTAAAAGTACTGATAAACAATTTTATTATTCTGACAAAGATAGAGCAAACGATGCTAAAATAGCATATTTGTTTAAATTGCAATTAGATTTATTAAATTATCATAAAGGTGTAGCAAATAAAAGAACAGACGATTTAACTGAAGTTATGAGCCCAGCTGGTAGATTTTTTAGTGGAGCAGGTTTAGACCAAGCTTTTGAAGAGTTAGAAAAAGAAAGTGAAATTAACACTCTATCTCTCTACGGCTTACCATTTCAAAGAAGAAATAAATAGGATATTAGATGCCAGATTTAAAAACTATATTAGATGCACAATCTAATTTATTAGATTTAAACCCAGAAGAAAAAGTACAACAACGTATTGCTGGGAATACAGTACAAACTCAAACAAACAGACCTCCTTCTGTTGCAGGAATGATTCAACCTAGGCAACAACAACAAGTAAAGCCACAAGATGATAGAAATTTATTACAAAATATAGGTAAAGGATTGTGGGATTTTGGAGAAGAATTTATACAACAAGGAATTGATACCGCATTATTAGGTATGCCTAGCGCTGGTACATTTACAGGTGGAAATCCATGGTTTGGTTTGTCTTATGATACAGACATAGATAGTTTTGCTGGTAAAGCTGGTCAAGCTATTGGTGGAGCTGCTGGTTTCTTGGTTCCTTTTGCTGGAACATCTAAATTCATTACTAGTCCATTAAGTAGAGTAGTAGCTAATGCTACAATGAATGCTGGTGGTAAAACTATGCAAAAGAAAGCTTTGAATGCAATTAAAAACGCATCTGGAAAACCGGGAGCAGTTACATACGCAGATGATGCAATAGATAGTGTTAAAGAATCTAAAAATTTATCGGAATTATTTGATGAAACTATAGCTGCTCCATTTGCACAAAGTATGCGAGGTTTTAATAAATTAAATCCTGAACAAAAAACTACATTTGCTAGTAAAATTGAAAAAGGTGCAGGTGAATTTATAAAAGAGCTTGCAGAAACTAAAGGTATAGTTTTAAGTGACGATGCTGTTAAAAGTATTACAACAGAAGTTGGTGAAATATGGATGCAGGCTGGAGGTAGACCTATTAATTCTTTACAAGGCTTAATTCATAGAGCAATGGGTCAAGGCAAATATACTGGATTCTATAGTCATATGTTTGAAGAAGGAGTAATTTTTGCAGCAGTAGAAAGTGGTATGCACGCCGTAGAAGTTAATGCTGGAAACGAAGAAGCGCATTTTGGAACAGTAGCTAAAGATGCATTTTTGCTAGGACACGCATTTGGTTTAGTAAGATTTATACCTGGTGGTGTAGAAGGTGGAATGGGAATGAATCCAATTACCAAGACAGGTAGAGAGCGTATAGCCGCATTAATAAAAGGAGAAAGAGCTTATGCTAGAAGATATAATGTAAATGACTCTACTGATAGAGAAAGTATTGCAGCTATGTATCAAAGTTATATGAATATTCCTAAAACTCCATTTAAGTATCCTGGTAGAGATTTAAGAGACGAACCTATGGAAGAAATAATGACTACTATAGGAGAAAGAATGGGAGCTGGTAATTTAACAATGAACGGCGAAAGAATATTAAACCCTTCCCCATCAAGAATATTAAGAATATTACAAGATGGTACTGAAGCCGAACAAAAAGCAGCAGCTAAACACATGCAAGAAGTTTTACAAGAAATTATGAGAACAGGTCAAAGCAAATATCGTAGAGAGTTTTTAAAAACAATGGGAGATGATGTATTAAAAAGTTCATTTAGAATGGCTGCTGGTGGAGTTGTAATGACTGGACCTGGAGTATTAATGGATGATAATATTCCATTTGAAGAAAAAATGTTGCATTTTGCTATGGGTGCATTTTTAATGAAGAAAGGTAAAGTCTTAAATTATAGAGAAAAATTACCTGGAGGAGAGTTAGGAGCTTATAAAAAACATAGTTTAATGAGAGAATTTCCTAAAGATTTAAATAAAATAGGAGATTTTTACAAAACATTAGGAGTAGAAATTGTTAACAAAGATGGAAACATAGACCCTTTATGGTTAAAAACATACTTAGAAACAACAAAATTTGAAAAAGAATCAGGGGGAGAACAACAATTAAGTTTTTCTAATCCAAAAGCTATACAAGGATTAATAGATTTAGCACAATCTGGACAACCAATTGGTAAAGGTGAAATTTATAACCATTTTATAACAGACGCTAAAAAACCATTAAAACCTCACAAAAGAGAATCTACTTTAGATAAAGAAAATTCATTTGTAAATGAAAGAGGAGAAAGACAAGTAATAATAGAAAGAAAAGTAGATGAAGCAATTTATGAAAGTTTTACACGTAAGTTAAATAGCGTATTATCAGATAAACAAAGATTTAAAGAATGGAGCGAATTATCTCCAGCTGAAAAACAAATGTGGAAAGATGGCATGGACAAATTGGAAATGCCTACAACTGAACTACAATTTGGTCAACAAAAATTAGAAAGATTGTTTGTAAAAGCTAATATAGATTCAGTTACAAACACTATGGAAGCATTACGAAATAGAGCAAATGAAGCAGCAGAAGCTTTAACTATTGACGGAAAAAATGATTTAACTCCATTGCCTATTGAGCTAGCTGATGGTAGTATGGCATTAGAATATAAAAAAATAGATATAAGAAATGCTGATTTAACAGCAGAACAAGCATATGCTATAAGACAATATAATCATTTAATAGAATTGTTAGCAAATAATGGTAGAGATAGAGTAGCAAATGCTAATGCAGATTTATATTTAAACACAAGAGCTACAAATATTCAAGGATTTGAAAAATTCTTAAATGCTATTGATGAAGGTTTAAAAGATATGAATGGAGTTAGAATATCTGAAAACGGAAAAAGAGTTGGATTAGATTTGATACCAAAAGATTCTAATGGTGAAATTAATTGGGAAACACAAGACTACAAAACTAATTTTTCTGACCCTTGGCTATATAGATTATTAAGTTTAAATAAAATGGAAACATTAATAGACTATACAGCTACTCATTTATTAAAGTATATGGATGTTTCAAACGCTAAATATGGTAAGAGTAGTTTAGGTAATAAATTGCGTGAAGTATTTATGGATGATAATGGATTTTATGTTGCAACTGGAATAAAAATAACAAATTCTGATGGAAGCACAAATGTTAAAGAAACACAAATAGCTAGACTTTTATTAGAAACAATAAAACTATCAGGAGCTACAAGGTCAGAAGTAAAAAAGAATGAAGTTTCAAGAAGTGTAGACGAATTTAATGAATTGAAAAAAAGATTGTTAGGAGAAGGATTTGATATATATCAAGAAAAACTAGCAATTAACGATTTTGATTTAACAAAATTAATTAGACAAAGAACTCTTGAATATAAATTAGCAAACGGAGAAATGCTTGTAGATGGAAAGCCAGTAAAAATAACAATGTCTGAAGTTCAAAAAATACAAGAAGGTATTGATAATGGATTAATTAATGACAATTTAACATTTACTCCTATTGCTGATGTATTATTTGAATCATTAAACATTAAAGGTTTTCAAAAAATATTTAAAAACATAGGAAAAGAAGTTGAAATATTAAACTATGAAGATGCTTTTAAAATTATAGAAGCAGATACTTCTTTAAGCAAAGATAAAAAAGCCCAATTAATATCATTGTTAAAACAATTTCAAAAAGATAATCCTATGGAATCTGTATTAGGTATATTTTCTGATGTAAAATTTATAAACGACACATTTATGTCATTAGTAAGAACTAAAGAAAATCCTAATGGTGTTTTGCATTTAGGCGATAAAGAATTTACAATGATGGATGATGCAAATATAAGATTGTTTAAAGAAAAATTATATCTTATGAAAAATCAAGCGCATTCAGAACAAGTAAATCAATTTATATTTAAATTGGGAGAATTAGCTAATATTGAATCTAAACACAACAAAAGACTTATTAATACTTTAATAGCTGAATTACAATATTCTCAAAATCCATTAAGCATATATGCAATAGCTAGAGAATATGGTTTTTACAAAGAAGAAACAAAATCTTTTAAAGAAACACTTCCTGAAAGTGATGCAAATAAAATTATAGAAGCTATTAGAGATAGAACTCTTAGAGATTGGTCTCAAGATGACAAATTCTTACAAGAAGACGCTCAAAGATATTTAGAAAGTAGTCAAAAAGCAGAAAAAAATAAAAGTGACGTAAAGCCTCTTCGTATGCAAGAACTTATAAATACTTATGGTATTGCAGATGTATGGAAGCTTTCACCTACAAGCGAAAAAACTCAAACTCAATACTTGCAAGATATTTGGAGAGATTCATATTTAAATAAAGAAGGTAAAGATGGACAAATTAATTGGGCTAAAAATGCAACTGATTTTGTAACAGACTTATCAAACAGCATAGCAAAAGCTTCTGAAGGAAAAAAGAAAGTAGAAGAAATATTACCAGCTGTACAAAAGTGGTTTAATACTTCTATAGAACAAAGAGACCATGTAATTGTTAGATTAAATTACGGAGCTCCTCAAAATTCATCTTTATCAAAAGGCGTACATCAAAATAATTTAGCTTTTGACCGCATAGATAAATTGCAAACTGATAATAAGCAAAAAGCTAAAGTAATATTTTTAGATGGAAGTATTAATGTAGAAGGATTGCCAAAAACATCTACAGAATTAATGAGCGAAATAAAATCTATGTTTTTTGGTGGTAAAGTGCAAACGTTGCCAGAAAATTTAGCTTCTAATCCATTAATAGAATCAAGTATGAACTTAAATGGTAAATCATTTTTTGTATATAAATTAGGAAATACTGATGCTTCATTTTTAATAAGAAATAGTCCACAAAATATAAATGCTATTGTTAATAATTATGGTAAATATTTAAAAGAATTAGTTGATGCTGGTATAATAAAGCAAAAATTTATGGATAATATTTTGAACAATAGTGGAAATGCTTCAATTAGATATAACGAAACAACAAAAAGATATGAACCTGTTAACGAACAATTTGGTGGAAAAGATATTGGAAATGAAAGAATACATGAAATTATGAATGATTATATTCTTGGTGGAATTTTTCAAAAAACATATTGGGAAAGCAATATGCGTGATGCTAGAGACAAAGAAGTTGGTGATTTAGTAAAAAGATTACCTTTAATAGCAAATACTAACGCTGTTAAATATGACGCAAATAAAATCTTATCAGTTTCTGAAGTATTAGATAAAAATAATATTAAAATAGATAATAAAGCAGAAGTTGTTAAAACTTTACAACAGCTTGCAAAAGGCGAACTTAAAGAAGTTGTATATGCTGATGAAACAATAGATGGAACAGGTTCTGTTTCAGAAAGATTTGATGTATTAAAAATAATTGAAACAGAATATAACGCTCTTATAGAAAAAGCTAAAGCTGACCCAAATGCTCCTGCAGACTTAATAGAATCATTGACATTTGAAAAACAAAAATTATTAGAAAGCGCAGAAGCAAGTAGCGTAAATGGAATATCTTTTGTTACAGATAATCTTTTTGCAGCTACAAGTTATTTAGGCGGGGAACCAAATTGGAAAGAAGCTGGAGGTGTAAAACCTATTATTGTTAAAAATGTTAACGGACATATATTTGTACAAAAAACAGCATTCTTAAGAAATTCAGAAATGAAAGAATATTTTGACAACAATAAAGATGTTGCAATGGTAAGCTTCACAAGTGCTACTAAAAAAATTGGTAATAATTTAGATAACATAAAAATTATAGATGGACAAAAATTTGAATCACATTTAGAAGGAGCTGAAAGTATAGGAGTTGACTTTTTAAGACCTATTACTCCAGAAAGTATTAATATTGTAAGCGTAAAATCTAATAAAACACAAGCTTCTTTAGCAAGAAACAATACTGTGCATTTAAGAGGTAAAGAATTGGATGCTTATTATGATGCTATTCATAAACAAAGTATAGATAAAATCTTTCGGGATATTGCAGAATTAAAAGACCCATATGCTACACACCAAAGAAGTGCTTTATATAAAATGTTAATGAATGACAGAAAAACACAAGCTAGTGGAGATTTTAATTACGCAGAAAGTCAATCAGGAATAGAAACTTTATGGGCTGAATTAGGAGGAGAACCATCCATGTTTCCTAGAAGTTGGGAAAATATGATAAAATCTGAATACATAGATAAAGAAATAGCTAAAAAAATAAATGGAGGACAAGGAGTTTTACAAGCTGATTTAAAAAATGAATTAAAAAATACTATTGTTGTAAATGGCGAAGTATTTCAATACGGAGAAGCAAGAATAGGTGATGTAAATAAAAATAAACTTATTAATCCAGACAGAATTACATTAATTAAAAGAAATGAAACAATAAAAGATGATTTAATGTCTTTAAGTGGAAACAAACCATTTGCTTTATTGCATAGAGAACTTAAACAATTAAGACAACAAGAATTAAATACATTAGAAAAAACTTTAGAATTATTTGAAAAATTTAAAAAAGACAATAATTTAAAAGATTATGACATTGCAATGAGCGCAGAAAGAAATCCTCATACAAAACCAAGTAGTGTTATGGTAGTTGCGTTAAAAGGATTTACTAAAAATGGTAATGACGTAATATTAAATCACGCTGATTTAAAAAGAGCCGCTGAAGGAGATTTTGATATAGATACTGCTAACGTGTATTGGGAAATGCCTACACAGGTAGTTCAAGGATATGCTAGAGGTAGAGGTAAAGTTCAAGATTCTAATGTTATAGGCATAGAAACTAACGATGCTGCTTCATATTTTGGTGTAGAGCTTAAAAACCAAGGTAGTATGTTTGAGTTCTCAAGACGTGCTAAAGAAGCAGAGAAACTTAGAGGTCCTTTGATGAATATGCAAGGAGTACTACAACATTTAGAAAGTCATAGTAGTATGAGAAGTACTTATGAAAATAGTTCAGGAGTAGCTGAAAAACTAGTTATACGAGTTGGTCAAAATACTTATGTAACATTAAAAAGCGATTTAACAAAAACGCATCAATTAATCGCAGATTATGTTCAAGCTACATTAGACTCTAACAGCGGTTATGATATGAATAAAATAACATACGACAATACTGTTAAAGAAATATTGTTTGGTGAAAATGGTGCATTTGAATTGAAAAAAATGAGCGATAAAATTAGTAAAGACACTGGTAATAAATATTTAAGAAGAGTTGTAAAATCTAAAGAAGGGGATAAAATAGAATATGTAGATTTAATAAACAATTTAGAAGCTCAAACAGTTGTTATGAAAATTATAGACCCTTATAGAAGATTGTTAAATTTAAGTACAGCTATATATGAAGGTGGAGAAGCACGAAGCGTAGGTTTAAGAGAGTTAAGTTCTGGTGTAAAAAATTATGAATATGAAATGAAGAATGCTGAATTTGAAGCAATACAATATCTTCAAAAAGAAAAGAATTTCTTTATAGACAAAAAGGAAAACATATTTAATGGTTGGAATATGAACGCAAGACCTTCCCAGCAAACAGGACCTAATCAAGTTATTTATGATAAACTTTTAAGAAAATTATCTAAAATAAAAGAATTAAGCTTAAATGAAAAAAGCGAAGGACAATTAGATAAATTTGGTCAAGAAATTAATGATATGACTAACGAGGAAAGACTTGGGTCTAAAATATTTGTAGAACAATCTTCTGAAGGATTTACCAAATTAAATGATTTTGTAAAAAATCAAGCAGAAGCTGCTGAATCTCTTAATGCTATAGATAAAAAAATAGACGAAATGTATGCAGCTAGAAGACTTGCTACAAACAAATCTGATAGAGATTATTATGATAGAAAAATAAAAGAATTAAGCAATAAAGATGGAACAGGACTTAAACAAAAAATACAAAAAAGATTATCTGAAGAATTTACTAAAGAAAAGAATGGAAAATTTAAGGGAGAAATTGCTAAAAAAATGTTGAAAAGATGGGAACAAAAAGTTACTGAAGAAATTTTAGCAAAAAAACCAGAAAACGAAAGATTTTTAACTGATAAAGATGTTAAAAATATTAAACAAATAGCAAAACAAAGATTAATAAAAAATGGTATTATTATAGAAGGAGCTCCTAAATCAGAAGTTATTCATGCTTTAACTTTACAAAATATGTTTTCAACTTATGCTATAGATTTTAAATCAGTAGGTTTAAATAAAATAAAATCTAAAGAACTTGATAAACAGGTAGAATTAATAAGAGATGAATTTAATAAAGCAGTAGATACTATAGTTAAAAGTAAAGAAGGACATACTTGGGATAATTTATATAATCATACAGTTGATAGAATTGCAAAAGTTATAGATATGAATGCTAGTGGAAAAGAACGTTTTGCAGTAGAACAAATTTTTATGGCAAAAATTATGTCTCCTAGAGCTGATATTACAAAATTAATTAGTTATAAAGGAAATCTATATCCAGCTCCTCAATCTAAAAGAATGGATACTTTCGTTAAACTTGGTTTAAGCTATTATGCAAAACAATATAAAAATGAACCGTTGATACTAAACGAAATTTATAGTAGATTAATAAGGTTTCATAAACAAGCTGATTATAAACTTAGAGGATTAGAAGCGGAAGGATTACCAGAAGGACCTTTAGCTAGACAAGAATTTTATCTTGAGCCATTAACATACAATGGTATGAAAAAAGATATGTTATTAGAAGTATTTAGAGGAGATTTTCAAGCTAGTTTAGCTGGTCAAACAGATTTTAAACATTCAAGATTAAATGCTTATGAACAACTACATAAAGCTTTTGGAAGTGGTTTAATAAGAGATATTATGACAGATGGTACATTATTTACTTTACCAGATAGAGCAGTCATTGAAGCTGGAGCACACACAAGAGATATATCATTTGGTGGAGTTGCAGAATTTCAAAAAGCTATGGACCAAGGAATGAGGTCTGTTAAATTTGACAAAGATGGTGAAACGTATATAAGTACAGACGGAGGCGTTTTAAGAGTTACAGATAGTGCAAAAATAGAAAATATTGGAAATACAAATAAAAAACCAAAAAATGTTGTACAAGATAAAGAACAAAAAAGAATTGATGAACTATTGGAGTGTTTTTAATGGCTAAAAAATCATGCGCACCTTTAACAATAGGACAAAAACATCGTATGAAAGCGTTGTTAGAAATGTCTGCTGATTTTGGTAAAAACGAAAGTGTAAAACAATTAGGAGAATATGGCGATGTTCTTTGGCAAAATATTAAAAGAAAAGTTATTGGAGATAATTTGCCTTCAGATGGATTGCCAAGTGTTGAGCAATTAAGTATGATTAAATCTACTTACAAAAGAGAATTAAAAAATATGACCAAAGATAGAAAAGGTTTTGGTGAGTGGTTTTATTTGCCTTCAGAAATATATAAAGACGTAGGATTTGTAAAAAATTGGTTTAATAGTGTCCAACAATCACACGCTGTTAAAAAAGGTAATGATTCTCAATCTAAAATTATGATGCAAAACATATATGATGCACTTAAAGCAGCAGCTATAGATAAAGGTTTTATGGAAAATTTTGATAAACCAGGAACTATAAAAGGAGCTTTTCAATCAAACATACATAAAAGAATAGCACAGCATTACATGGAATATAGAAAACTTTTAAAAGAAAGTAAAAGTAGAGCTTATGAATATTATAAAAACACTATTGAAAAATTTTTAACAGAAGGAGAAGGGGTTGTTTTAAAAGAATTTCACGAATTAGTCACTATGTCTCCTAATCAATATAAACGAGCTGTTAAAGGTGGACAATATGGCTATTTAGCAAAAGCGGCAATTGAATGGAAAAAATTAGATAAATTTGCTATGGATTTAAATTTAGCTGGATTAAAAAATTATTACAATGCTTTAAGATATAATCATTCGGTGTTAAAAAATTATGACGGATACAATACAGTATTAAGACAAATAGATTCTATGTATAAACAATTAAAAAAACATAGAGACCAAGGTAGTGCATATTTTCCTGTATTAACATTTGATATATTACCTACTTTAGCAGAAGTTTCTGGGAATCTGTTTAATTCAGGACAAAAATCAGGAAAAAGTTGGAAAGAAGGAGTAGATGCTGTTAATAAATTGCAAGATATTTTAGATAAAAATGTATATGTTAGTAGAAACCTTAAAGATGGTTCTATAGAATCTAAAGAAATAGAATACAATGTTATTCCTATTATGGATAATTACATTAAAACAGCAACAAGATTTAATTATGTTAGTTATAATAATGCTAAATATATAGAAGCTACAAAAAATTTATGGAAAAGTTTTAGTAGTGATTCTAAAAACTCTCCTACAGCTTTAGATAAAAAATTAGAGTTTTATGAAAGTTATATGTCAGATACTCACGGATTAATTACAGGAGAAGCTTATCAAGGTAGTGAAGCTCAAAGAAATTTTGCAAGAGCTTTAACTTCATATCAATTTATGAGTAAACTCGGTTTAAACGTTAGAAGTGCGGCTAGAAATTCTTCGCAAAGTTTGTTAAACTATGTTTATTTTGGAGGTAAAGGTATAAGTGATTATTACCAATGGAAAGGTAATCCAGATAACAAAGTAAGAGTAGAGCAAGGATTAGCAAATAATGGTACTTTATTTGGAGAAATTCGTGAAATTTATATGGATGGTTTACAACAAAATGTAAAAAATGCTGATGGTACATATTCTCAAAAATTTGATTTAACTATGGGAGACAAAATAGCTGAAGGTTTAAATATAGCTGCTGAAAAATCTGGGTTTATGATGCAAGCAGTTGAAAATAAACTTAATCGTAGATATACTTTTGAATTAGGATATTCAGAAAAATGGAAAGCAGATGATAGAATTGAGCCTCAATTAAGACAAAGATTTGAAAAAAAACTTGCTAAAGATTTAAAAAATGAAGGCAAAGGAGAAACAGTAGAACAATTAAAACAAGAAACTGATTCATTGTTTGAAAAAAATGACAGCACTCGTTTTGAAGTAAAGTTTGAACAATACAGAAGACAAAGAGCAGAAAGAATGGGTGAAAAAGCTGTTAATATGTTACACTTTGATTATAGTCCTTTAGCTAAACCTAAAGCTTTAATAACTCCTCTAGGTTCTGTTGTAGGTCAATTTCAATTTTATGGATTGTCTTTTTTTAATTTGCAAAAAAACATAGTAACAAAAGGTAAAGACGCTATGTTGGCTGGTGCTTGGAATCATCCACAAGCTTTTAGAATGTATCGTTTAGGATTTTTATATGCTGGAGTAGTTGGATTAGTTTCAGCTTTAACAAATTCTGATGTAGGCAATCTTGTACAAAATGATACAATTGAAAGAATAAATCAAATTAGAAATTATTCATTTGGAGACGATGAACAATCTGAAAGAGCTTATTATGGTAAAGGTCCTATTGCTGGTAATTTAGGTCCTACAGTAGCAGACATGGTTAATTTAGGAAATTTAAGTTTATTATATAATTTAGATGAAGAAGGTTACGCTGCATTGGTTTTAGGATATGAAGACCATCGTGATAAAAGTCCAAGTGAAAGATTAGAATTGTTAGTAAGAGGACTTAATACTCAAGCAGGTAGAACTATTTATGATACAATACCTAAATTAAGAAAAGGAGTAAATCCTTTTATTCTCTTACAGTCAGAATTAGGATTGTGGAGTAACAATGAAATTAAAGAAAGAAGAAAATGGCTAGGAGAAAATGTTCCTGTTTTAGGTAATTTCTTTTTAGATGAAGATATAGTTCGTAACAAACTTTTAAGTTCTCCTAAACCTAGAGGTTTAACAAGACAAGAATTTCAACAACAAAATTTACAAAGATTTCAAGTTGCAATAGGTTTAAGAGATGAAGTAGAGCCTGTTAAAAACCCATTTGGTCAAGATGAAGCAGTTATAGAATCTTTAAGACGACTATCAGAAGCAGAAGTTAATTTCTAGTTTTTAAAGCTTCAATTTCAAATAAATAATTTTCTTTAGAAATTCCAGCATTATCTAAAGATTTTTCAGCTTCTAATAATTTTTTCATATCATTTGATAATTGTTTATATACTTTAGGGTTTTCAAAATTTTCTACCATTAAATTATGAGTGTTTTCTTTTATAGCTTCTAATTGAGTTCTTAACATTTTATTATTATGTTTTTTTTCTTTATTTAATATATCATTTATTTTTTTAACTTGTTTTACATTTTTTACTTTAAACATTATTCCTCCGTTAATGCGTACATTCCAATGCAAATTGCATCTGCATTTTTTAATGTAACTTTATGATTATTACCTGCCCAATCTTGAGCAACTTTTTTAAAATATCTTTTTCGTTCTGTATAATCTTTAGGTATCTCTCCTCCAATGAACTGTTGCCACACTTTAGGCAATACATCTACTCTTTCTAATTTTAATGACGCTATAATACCTAACCAAACGCCATAATTTTCACCAAAAGTAAAAGCACCTCTTTCGTAAGGTCTAGCCCACACTCTTTCTAAGTATACTTTAGGTTTTTTACGACCTATAGCGTTTTTTATAACTTTAACCATATCTTCAGGTTCCCTGGAAGTAGGACAATTGGTAGTGAATTGGAGGTTCGTTGAGTCAAAGAAAGCAACTGCCCCACTCCATCCAGGGTCTATAGTTATGATTTTCATTTATTCATCATTCTAATTGCTTCATTTCGGTCAAAGTATACACTACATTTGTCTCCATTAAAGCCCATATTATATGAACCTAATTGCCCATATCTAGCTTTTTGACATATTACTTCAATTTCATACTTATCATTGTCTCTATTATCTACCGCATAAGGATAGTATACAAAGAAAGCCGCTTCAGCAGTTTGTTCAATAACACCACTTTCCGCAAAGTCTGATAACTTTGGTCTAGGGTCTAATCTTCTTTCAATTTCTCTATTTAATTGAGATACTAATATAGCACTACATTTAAGTTTCTTACAAATCCATTTGTAATCAAGCATAATGTCTTCTATTTCAAACCTTCTGTCTTTATTACCTCCATCTGTACGAATAAGTTGGATATAATCATCAAGGACTACATCTGGTTTTTCTTTACTTATCTCTTTCATAGCATCTGCAAGTGTTTTACAATCATCTAACATAATTAAGTTCTTGTATTTTTCACCAAGTTCTTCTTTCTTTAGATTAATTTCAGTTATTTCTTTACTAATATCAGAAGCTTTTCTAATACGTTCATAACTAAATTGCTGAAACTCCATTACTAAAATCTTTTTCATCATCTCAACATTAGTCATCTCACGATTAAATAACATAACTTTCTTACCTTGTTCAAGTAATCGTTTAACAATATTAATAATCATAGTAGTTTTACCATGTCCTGGTCTACCACCTACAACTGTAATTTCTCCTCTTGTCATACCACCTGCTGCACTATCTAGCTGTTCAATACCAAAGGGTATTAAGTTTGTGCCTTCTTTTAATGCTTTAACTGTATTGTCTAATATATCTTTAGTTTCTACAATTTTACTTGGAGCAATATCTTTTAAGTCTTGTATAATCTTTTCATGTTGATGTAAGACTTCTACAATATCATCCGTATTTTGTAAAGTTAAGTTATATAATATCTGGGAACTTTTTACCGCTTTACGTTGTATAAACTTATACCAAATGTTCTTAGCGTAAGTTTCAGCGTTCGCAGTAGTAGGAACTCCATCAGCCAATCCAGTTAAATAATAAGTAGTTAAAGTATGGTCTTTCACATTATCCTTTAAATCTCCAAATACTGTAACAGTATCTATTGGCACATTATTCTTATACAGCCTATGAAATGATTTCCACAACTCTTGATGCTTTGTAGTATAAAATGCTTTAGATTCTTTTATAACTGATTTAGCTTTTTCAAAGATTTCATCGCCTTCTAGTAAAATACTACCTAATAAGGCTATTTCTGCTTCTTCATTCTTAGGCATAGGTTCCAGTCCGTTTGTCTGCTTAAGTTCTTTTTTATCTGTAAGCTCTTTCATTACACCTCCGATTCTGTAAATAGACTAATTTGTCTTTCTTTTGGAATATAGTTTGTAATAACTAATTCATTTTTCTTTTCATCACTATGTAATTGACCAGCATATTTGATTGGTATGACATTTATAAAGTAAAATCTATACATTTGCCATATTTCAGGTCTATCATCATAAGACACCATAAACTTTCCCCCGCTTGCATCAATTTCATCGCAAACTTCTTTTAAGCTAAAATGGTCATCTTCTGTAAATGAATGTATATAGTAATCATTTCTATCTGTAGCTGCAAAGTAAGGAGGGTCTAAATACCACATGTCTCCTTCTTTTGGCTCATACTTTTCAATTAACTCTCTAAAATCCATATTTTCAATAAATACATTATTTAGTTTTCGTCTACTTGGTTCTAAATCAGCCAGAATATCATCATTCCATTTTGCATCTTTAGATAAAGGCAAATGTGGATTCTTATTAAAAGCAGTTTTAAGTACAAAGAAGTACATTGCCGCTCTTTTATAATCTGGTATGTCTACTTTTGATTTACTATGTATTAGTTTCCTATAGTCTTCGTGAAGAGTTCTAGACAATAATATGTGTTTACAATAATGTCTAAACTTGTCGAAATCCTCCGCTACTGAAATATACAAATTTATTATATCATTATGCAAATCATTTAATATATTTATTTTTGCTTTGTCTTTTCTGAAGAACATACTCCCGCCACCAAGAAATACTTCAATATATCGTTCATGACTATGAAGCTTAGGAACAAGTTTCCTTGATAAACTATACTTGCCTCCATAATAAGGGAATATAGTTGGACAATCATTCTTCATTTTTCCTTCTTCCAGTACCATATGTTTTCCAAAATACTAAATCGTGTGCTGAATCGTAATATTCAAACACAAATTTATCTACAACACCACCAGCATAATCTGGATGAAACTTTTTCTTTATAGCCATATCAGCCATCATTTGATAATGTATAGCTGTATAAAACATTCTTTCATCGTGATTGTCAGCTGTAGTCCACCAAGGGTCTTCTCCGTAAGATAAGTCTAATAATTCTTCAAATGTATATTTCTTAACCATCTTCAACCTCCGTTAGTTCAGTATGACCAGCTTCTTCCCAACTTTTGTTATTTAAACCATGCATTGTTAGCCACATTTCTTTATATGATGAATGGCTTTCTACGCCTACTGGTAAACAAGAAGCACATAATTTATCTTTCTTAAACTCTTCTCTACGTTCATCGCTCATACCAACATGTAAAGCACCTGGACCATTACCTTCATCATCCATTCCTACAAAGAATACATCGCCTTTATCTGTTTGAAAACAAAATCCAGTACCTTCATCTGGGTAATCTTCATCCCATTCTTGCCACCATACACGTTCAATGGTTCTATCTACAAGCAATTTCTGTGCTGAACTATACCACATTTTAGTTCTATCGTATTTTTCTTTTAAAGTTTCTTTCACTTAACCCTCCATATGTTTAGTTCTTAAATGGTCATCACGTTCGTGATTTAGATTAGATATATCATCTTCTATTTCACCTAACCTTGACATAAATTCATCTGTTATGCCTTCTCTATCAAGATAATATCCTGTTTCTTCATCAAAAGAATAGTATACATCTACACTAATAGTGTCATCTATTTGTTTTTCTTTTTCCATAATTCCTCTTTCTTCTTATTGAGCTTATATTGTTATAATACATATATTCAAATCCAAGCTCGTTTAATTTATCTATTAACTTTGAAATTTTTTCTTGCAAATCAAATGCTTTTTCAGCGTCACTCATCTCTATGCTCCTTCAATTTATCATCAACTTTTTTCATCTTTTGGTAAAGTTTTTGATATTTATTAGTATGGAAGATTATATTATTTTTATTCAAATGTCCTTCGTGTTTAATACTCCACACAAACTCTTCTCTAATATGGTCTTCTTTATAAAGTTCTTGCTTAGTATCTTCTATTTCTTCTTCCGTAGGTACATGTTCTATAGGATACCTATCTACTCCATCTTCAAAGTCTTCTGCTTCTCTTAACTTGTAGTTATCCATACGTTCTATTTCTTTTTTCTTAAAATATCCCATTACATTCTACTCCCATCCATTATTTTGTCATACTTGTCTTTATTGCCTCCGCATTCTTCAGCAATTTTTTCTTGCCATTCGTGATAATACATTGGAGACACTTCTTCATTGCAACAATTACACCAATAATTAGTATAATCATCTGGTTCTGTAATCATACCAGTGTTCATATTTACCCATGCTTTTTCATCTACTTCTTCTGTTCCGCAATAACTACATACCCACATCTCGTCTAAATCTTTATCTTTTGCTTCTTCAATTATCATATAACTTTTACTCATCGCTCCTCCTTAACTCTAAACTGTTCAATCCATTGGTCTTTATACTTATCAACTTGTTGAGTACTACAAAATATCCACCAAGCTCTACCATGTTCTTTTGCAAACCTTTCAGTTAATGCATTATGTTCTTCTGTGTAAGCATAGATTGTCTTAAAATTTTTAAGTCTTTCTTCAAAATCGCTTTCACATTTTAAAGGATTGTTGTTTTTATCATGTAAACTTAAACTCATATTTTCTCCAATTTAGTTTATTAGGAGTAGCTAGTCTTTGGACACTTAAGCTCATTACTGCAATTAACCCTTCTGTTGCTACTCCTAATGTTTTGGCTGTGTTATTACGTAACCATTTAACTATCACTCCGATAGCACCATATAGAAAGAAACTCTGTCCCCAACCGATTATATTAAAGGTATCGCCCTAGGGTTCGGTCCGTCATTGAGTTTTACGATATAAGTTTTCTTCATATCAACTTTCTAATTATCAGCAAGAGAATAGACTTTGTAGAGAGGGTCACGCTACGTTCTCTATATGACTTCTGTACAGTAGCCAGTCTCTATCAAGTGGTCTAATCTCAGGGACCTTATGCATTTTAGGAACCTACGCTCTTGCTAATCTTGTTATTGTTGGATAAATCTGATTCTCCATAATATGAATAGACTCTCTATCTCTATGCGCAACGTGTGTTGCTACATAAGTACAAGCATTCAATAAATCCCAATATGTTTTCATATTATTATTTAAACAATACCTTGTAAAGTCTTCCATATATTGTTGTGGAATCAGTTTAGCCATATCAACTAAATGTTTACCTCTTAACTTAGTTTGTGTTAGTCTTGGAAATTCTGTTTCAAACATCTGAACTAACATAGCAACTGTATCAGTAATAGTACTATCTATTTGATTAATGCTAGTATTATTATTCTTATGTACAGCTTTCTTTTTCGTTAAGACATTACCAATTGTCAATCCATTTAAGCATACAAGCCTAAATGCACCACCCATAACATTAACAGATGTGCTACCATCGTAACTATTTGCTACTATTAATTGTGGATTTATTAAATCACCCTTTTCAACCTTTACTTCGGTTTTAGGAAAATTCCATTTCCAAATAGCTTTTGAACCATTGGAAAATGTTCTAGCTTCTGACAACTCAGCACCAGAACCTTTTAATACTTTTTGAACTTTGTTAACAACTGATTTGTTATCAACTACTTTATATTCATCAGTCATACAAGACA